AAAACAGTTCACGATCAATCAACGGCTAGACCGCCGTGCAATACATCATTTGACGGATAGATAGATGACACAGATACAAGTACAAAAAAGAAACGGCGACAAAGAATCATTGGACATAGAAAAACTACACCGCGTGGTTTTTTGGGCCACAGAAGGTGTGACAGGTGTAAGTGCCAGTGAAGTAGAAATCAAAAGTCATATACAGTTCTACAACGGAATCAAAACAGCAGACATACAAGAAACCCTGATCAAGTCTGCTGCAGACTTGATCTCTGAAGAGACTCCCAACTATCAATACGTGGCTGGCAGATTGATCTGCTATCATTTGCGTAAGCAAGTTTATGGACAATTTGAGCCTTGGCACGTGATGGCTCTGGTGCGGCAAAATGTGCAAGCTGGTTTCTATGATGAGGAACTGCTCACAACCTATTCTGAAGAAGAATGGGATCGCATCAATTCATTCATCCGCCATGACCGCGACGAAGAACTGACCTATGCGGCCATGGAGCAGTTCCGGGGCAAATATCTAGTGCAGAATCGTGTGACCAAGGATATCTACGAAACTCCGCAGGTGGCCTATGCTTTGATTGCTGCCACTCTTTTCGCCGCTTACCCTCGAGACACACGCTTGATGTGGGTGCGTGATTATTATGATGCCATATCCACACATCAGATCAGCCTGCCCACTCCGGTGATGGCTGGGGTACGCACACCCATGCGGCAGTTTTCGTCCTGTGTGTTGATCGAAACTGATGACAGTCTAGATTCCATCAATGCCACTGCCAGTTCTATCGTGAAGTATGTGAGCCAGAAAGCCGGTATCGGCATTGGTGCCAGCAGGATTCGTGCTCTTGGCTCACCCATACGCAACGGCGATGCCTATCACACCGGAGTGATTCCCTTCTACAAACTGTTTCAAGCAGCCACTCGTTCATGCAGCCAAGGCGGTGTGCGTAACGGTGCTGCCACACTATACTATCCCATCTGGCACCTGGAAGTGGAAGATCTCTTGGTGCTGAAAAACAACAAAGGCACTGACGATAATCGTGTGCGGCACATGGACTATGGTGTGCAGTTCAACAAAGTCATGTATGAACGATTGCTGAACAATGGAGATATCACCCTGTTCTCACCGCATGATGTGCCTGAACTGAGAGATGCTTTTTACGTGGATGTAGATCGTTTCCGTGAACTGTATGAAACTGCGGAACGCAACACCAAACTACGCAAAAAGAAGATCAAGGCCGTGGAACTATTTTCTGCATTCATGCAGGAACGCAAGGACACTGGCCGTATCTATCTCATGAACGTGGATCATGCCAACTCACACGGTGCCTTTGTACCTGAGTTGGCTCCTATTCGGCAGAGCAATCTCTGCTGCGAAATCAATCTGCCCACAAAACCTCTCACAGATATCAATGATCCCGAGGGAGAAATCGCTCTGTGTACGCTGAGTGCTATCAACTGGGGTGTGTTTCGTGAACCTCAAGACATGGAACGTGCCTGCACCTTGGCCGTGCGTGGTCTGGATGCTCTGTTGACCTATCAGAACTATCCCATCTTGGCCGCCCAGATCGCCACAGAAAATCGTCGACCCTTGGGGGTAGGCATCATTAACTTGGCCTATTGGTTGGCCAAGAACGATCTTTCCTATAGTGATCCGCGAGCCTTGGCGGTAGTGGATCGTTGGGCACAACATTGGTCCTACTACTTGATCCGTGCATCAGTGGATCTGGCTCGTGAATCAGGAGCCTGCCCCAAGAGCAATGAAACACGCTATCATCAAGGCATTCTGCCCGTGGACACCTACAAACGAGAAGTGGACGAACTGGTGCCGCATCAAGATCTTGTGGACTGGGCGGGCCTGCGTGTGGCCTTGCGTGAACACGGCATACGCAACTCCACCTTGATGGCTCTCATGCCGGCAGAAACATCGGCACAGATAAGCAATGCCACCAACGGAGTGGAACCTCCACGCAACTATGTCAGCATCAAGCAGAGCAAAGACGGTGTGCTGCGGCAGGTGGTACCTGAGTATCGTAGACTCAAAAACAAATACGAACTGCTGTGGGATCAGAAGAGCCCCGAAGGCTATTTAAAAATCATGGCCGTGCTGCAGAAATACATCGATCAGGGTATCTCGGTGAACACATCATACAATCCTCAACACTACGAAGATGAGAAGATACCCATGAGTGATATGCTCAAACATTTGATCATGTTCTACAAGTACGGCGGAAAGCAACTCTATTATTTCAACACCTATGACGGGTCTGGTGAGATTGATGTGGATCGCATGAACAAATCCGTAACAATTACCGCACCCGACGTTGTGGCACAGGCCGACGATGCCTGTGAAGCCTGTACAATCTAACCGAGACTGACATGAGCGTTTTAAACCTAAGAAAAAATAGAGATCACACCACCAGCCTGGCCTTCCTGGATCCCCTAGGCGGAGTGGGCATGCAGAGATACGACACACTGAAGTATCGGCAATTTGACAAACTCACTGACAAGCAGCTGGGATTCTTCTGGCGTCCTGAGGAAGTAGATGTGTTGCGTGATGCCAAGGACTACAAAGATCTCACACCCTGGGAACAGCACATATTCACTGCCAATCTCAAACGCCAGATCCTGTTGGATTCGGTGCAAGGTCGCAGTCCCAGCCTGGGATTCCTGCCCATCACCACCTTGCCCGAAGTGGAAACATTCATCGCCACTTGGACATTCTCTGAGACCATTCACAGTCGCAGTTACACACACATCATCCGCAACATCTTCAGCGATCCTGGTCGCGTGTTTGATGAGATGCTGGACATCGAAGAGATCATCCTGTGTGCCAATGACATCACACGCTACTACGATGACCTTGTGGAGTACAGCACGGCCTATCAGATGCTGGGTCCGGGTCGTCATGTGATCAACGGCGAAACCCGAGACATCACAGAATACGATCTGAAGAAAAAATTGTGGTTAGCCTTGGCATCAGTCAACGTGTTGGAAGGCATCAGGTTCTATGTATCATTCGCCTGTTCCTGGGCATTCGCTGAACTCAAGAAGATGGAAGGCAATGCCAAGATCATCAAGTTTATCGCTCGAGACGAAAATGTGCATCTGGCATTCACCCAGCAGATGCTGAAACTCCTGCCCGGTGATGATGCAGACTATGCCCAGATAAAAACAGAAACACAGGCCGAGATGGTTGAGATGTTTGAGTCTGCGGTCCAACAAGAAAAAGCCTGGGCCGAGTATCTATTCCGTGACGGATCAATGATCGGTCTCAATCAGCAACTGCTTTCGGACTACGTGGACTGGATCGCACACAAGCGGATGACTGCTATTGGTCTGCCCACCAGTTTCAAAGGTGGATCCAATCCTTTGCCTTGGACTGCCAAATGGATTGCAGGTGCCGACGTGCAGGTGGCACCACAAGAAGTGGAATTGAGTAGTTATATTATAGGTGGTACAATACAAGATATCGATGACGATACATTAAAAGGACTTTCACTGTAATGCTTACTGTGTATTCAAAAAATCTTTGCTCTCATTGTGATCAGACAAAAAACTATCTAAAATCAAAAAACATCAACTTCCGCGAGATCAACATCGAACAAGACGACGAAGCACGTGAATTCATCATCAATCAAGGGCTGCGTACCATGCCGCAAATATTCATGGACGGCAAGATATTTGTGGAAGGTGGATGGGCAGGTTTAAGTAAGATGACTGCAGAAGACATCCTGTCTGAAATCGAACTGCGTAACTCACTTGCGGACCAAAGCCTATGAAACTGGAAACAAACAACATATACACATTCAAACTCAACACCGGCGAAGAACTCATCGCCCGAGTAGTAGAGATCGCACCAGATCACATGATCATCGAACATCCCATACTCACAGTGATCAGCCAGCAAGGACTACAGATGATGCCGGGATTGTTTTCTGCAGATCTTGGTCAAAATGTAAGGCTAAATAATGCTAGTTGGGCCATGATAGCAGAAACACGACAGGATGTGCGAGACAGTTGGATCCAGGCCACCACGGGCATAGCCCCGATACGCAAGCAGATCATCACTGGCTAGCATGCCACATCGTTTCGTGGTCATGATCTCGGGTGTGCTGCACGAATTTGACAGTTACGAGCACATACCCGCAGAGTTTGATCACGTGATAGAGTTCCGTCCCGAAATTCCGCCTGGTCCGCATACTCGGGCTGATCATGAAGAAATCGATTCGTGGCACCTCAAGTTCGACAGATTGATGGAGATAGAACATGCCCGCAGCAGCAAGACGAGGTGATGCCGGAGTACCACATTGCAGTGCATATGTCATAGCCACAGCTTCCTCTGATGTGCTGATCAATGGTCGTGGTGCTGCAAGAGTGGGAGATGTTTCCACTAAGCATCTACGTCCTGCAAAAAAATGCCCACCACACGTGGCTCCTATAGTAACAGGTTCTAGATCGGTTTTTATCAATGGCCGACCAGCGGCCACGGTGGGATCAAAACTGGCCGGTTGTACCGTGGTAGCCACTGGCAGTGGCGATGTGATCATAGGATGACGGTGTGAGTTGCGGAGGCCCACTCAGTGCAGTGATGAGCATCGCCGGTGCTGGGCTGTTGCCCGGTGCTGGTGCCATCGCTGGTCTTGGTGCTGGACTGGGAGTGAGTGCTGGCCTTACCAGTGCCCTGGGCAGTTTTGGCAGCCTTCCTATCACCGGACAATTCAGTGACATCGTGACCAGTGCCACTGGAGCATTGGGCGGCGGCACCTTGGATAGTCTACGCACTCTTGGTGCCGGCACATTTCCGGCTCTGACCAATGCCATACCTGGCGGGTTCGCCAGTGCTCTCAGTGCTGTGGCACCCGGTGGCATGGCTTCGGGAGGATTTACCGGCTTGATCGGTAGCATGAGTTCAGGCATCATGGGAGGCGGTGATCTTTCACAGTTTGGGCAGATATTCAATTCTGCTCAAGGTCTGGTCGGCCAAGCCAATCAACTGATTAACAGCAGTCTCAACATCGGTGACCTGGCTAGCACATTTGGTCCATTGACCGGTGGCATGGACAACCTTATGACCGGGGGATTCAGCCAGGTCACCGAAGCATTTGGTGCCATGGGCAGTGATATGGGCAAACTGGGCAGTCTTATCGACATGAACAATCTTCCCAATCTCGGTGATCCATCAGCCTTGGTCAAGCAGTTGGCCAACGTGGGAGGCATAGTACCAGGAGTAGAATCTGCATTAAAATCAGCAGGACTCAATGCGTCCGCATTGACCAATCTCGCAGGCGGAGGCCTAGGCAACATTTCTGATTCTGCCAACAAACTGTTGTATGAAGGCATGACCAAAGTCACTGGATCAGATCTCTCACAGGTCAAGAGCATACTGGGAGTGACCACTCCCAACATCGGCAACATGGCCGATCTCTTGAATCCGGCCAAGATTTTTCCTACCAGTTTTCCTGCATTGACTATGCCTACTCCTGATGGACTCCGTGGCATCTATGCCTCTGCCTCAGGCACAGTGAACACCAACATCGAAAAATTCCTGCAGGATCCCACAGCACCGACCTATGCTGGAGATGATCCCATCATCCGTGCAAGATTAGGTTTATCAAATACAACCACGCTCACAGCATGACCACATACAACACTCTCAAAAAAATTATACCACCGGATCAGGCCTTGGCCAATCAGGCCCTGAGTCGCAGCCTGCGTCAGGTCAAGGATATTTTCAACACAGATTTGCCCACGCTAAGTGCGGCTGTAAGTGCATTGGAAAGCAACAAAGATCTTGGCTTGATCAACGCACTTACGGAACCGGTACCTGCAGTGGTTACCAACTTCATCGGCAATACTCTAGCCACTGGAACAGGGCCAGGCAATACCATAACCATCAATGACGTGGTTGGTGTGGCTGCTGGTGTGACCGTCAACGATGAATTACCAGTGGTGACCACAGTGGTCGGTGATCTAGCCAACATCGGTGCCTTGGATCCCTTGACTGGCAACGGCGGCACACCTAATTCTGTGCTCAATGGTGTGTACACCATCATGCAATACTGCTTGGCCAATGCCTATCCTGATGGCATGGGCAACATCCAGTTACCTACAACAAATTATTTTACTCCCACTGCCAATCCTTATATAGGGTTTGATGATGCGTTTGGCAATGCTTTGATACCGGCCGCAAATACCATCATTGCCAGCATTGCTACCGCTTATGCCAACGTGGTGGTACTGGCCAATGATGCCACCAATGCCTGTGCCGAACAGCTCAATCTCAATGTTATTAACTGTACCGCAGCCGGCATTGAAATAGGCAACATAGTCAACGATCCAGCCAATGCCAATCTCGTGGCCAATTCAGTGACCACAAGCCTGGGATTGGCCAGTCAACTGCATGACATCGGTCTGGATGTGTCTGCGGGTGGTGCCGCACAGTTCTTTGAGCAGGTGGCCAACACCACCAATCTCACCGGCCAAGCCGTGATAGCCAGCATGAGAGAGGGCAGGAATATAGCGGTACTTAATGCCGTGGGCATACAGTTGGATACTCAGTTGATTGATGTCAACGCCAACACCACTGTGGCCAACAATCTGGGTGATGGACAATATACTGTGGCTCAAGCCCAGGCCAACATCATAATTTAACCAAAACCACCGGATTTTTCTAGGATCATGGTTGATACTGATAAGTAAGTCGAGGCGTGAACAACGTCCCAATCCCTATCTAAAAAAGGAAAATCAATGAAGAAATTAGCAATCGCAGCGGCAGTGGCCGCAATGGCAACAGTGGCATCTGCACAGAACGTTTCAGTGTACGGTGTGATCGACACAGGTGTACAGAACTACAATACCGGTGCAGCAACTCTCATTCGTGCCACTGATGGCATCCTGGCTACCGGCCGTCTTGGTTTCCAAGGCAAAGAGGATCTCGGTGGTGGACTCACAGCAGGTTTTGTATTAGAAGGCAAAGTTGTTCCTTCCGCAGGAACTCTTGGTTCCACAGCCTCAACAGGTCAGGCATTTGATCGTGAGTCATCTGTATTTGTCGCAGGCAAGTTTGGAGAGATCCGTGCAGGTAAAACTGACATCTCCGCCGCTGAAGGTGTAGACACACTGACCACGCAGGCAGGCAACTTGGGTTTTCATGCCGCCAATGGTACAGCAGTTGAACTGGGTGGCGATGTGGCCAGCACAGTTCGTTATACCACACCCAAGTTCAGCAACTTCTCTGCACAGATTGGTCGCTCAAACAATGCCAATGGTGCTACCACAGACGCTGGTACAGAACTCACAGGTTACAGCGTGACCTATGACGACGGCAAATTGAAACTGATCGCAGGTACTGTGAAGTTGGCTGCAGCCACCACAGTGGCCGAGCGTGATTTCACTGCCTACGGTGCAGCCTATGACTTTGGTGTTGCCAGCGTTGGTGCATCATATGCCACAGGTGATGTATCTACCACAGGCGATGTCAAGAGCACTGTAAAGCAAGCTTCGGTCCGTGTTCCTCTCGGAGCAGGTCTGGCAGCACACGGTGTGTATGCTGTCACCAAGGACGGCACACAGGCCACTGATGGCGAAGGCAAAGGTTTCACTGTTGCACTTACCAAGGCCTTGAGCAAGCGTACCACGGTATATGCTGCTTACACAGCCATCACCAACCAAGCCAATGCCACAATGAGCATGGTAGGAACCACAGCAGGTACAGCAGGTCTTGATCCCAAGGCAACAACTGTTGGTATCAGCCACACGTTCTAAAAAGTTTCACAGGCGGTACCGGAGAAACCCTGCCCTGTGCAGGGTTTTTCTTTGATAAGTGCTCACTGACCTTGAGGTTGACCAACAAAGGCCTTTTCGGCTATAATAGTTCTACAGTAAACATCAGGGAGCCACAGCATGTCAAAGAAACATTTCGAACTGCTCGTCAAATACATCCTGTCCATCATGGACCCGCATTGTCGTTTACAAGCTGCCGTGGCAGTGGCATCAGCCTGCAAGGAAGCCAACAGCAGATTCGACCAGCAGAGATTCTTCGTGGCCTGTGGCATCAGTGATCAAGGGGTGCAATAACATGGCCTATCATGTGTTCCGGCACAACCAGGACTATGGCCCACGCACTGGACTGGAAGGTCCGTTCCACTATCCCAATGGCCAGGTCCTGTACTACGATCCCAAGGCCGGTGAGTATTATGATCCACGCACTGACTGGTATGTGCCCGCAGAAGATGTGGCTCTTTTACAACAGAGCATTTTTGACCTGGTAAGTGCCCGCTAACCTGCTTGTTTTAGGGTGGTTGACCAGAAATGCCTGTTTCGGTTATAATATGGGTATAGTGAATATCAA